GGTTTGTCTGGGCAGAAATACAACTGTCCAAGATTTGGATCAAAAGCCTTTGCTTTCGGTCCGAGGGTTAAAACTTTGTTGACGTATAGCTATTGAATCTGAACTAACGCTCTGTTGAGTCGTTAGGGAGGACGGAGCATACCGAGAAGACAAGCCTTTGGCACGAAGCTTTACCACCTTTTGGTGGCGGCCACGCTAAGCGACGGAACGGGGGTTAAAGCCCCGGCTATAACATAGGGAGAGTATTCCACTCTCTTTCCTACTGCGATGCGTACCCATATCTCCAAGCGATTGCTGAGACTAGGTGATGCCCCTTGTTAAGGGTATCGGGCTAGTTATTAACATCCAGCTGTCGCGAAAATTCATGGCGCCTGCCTGCTTGGTGCATCTTCGAAGCATCGGATCCTTCGATTGCTTCCCAAGTAGTTCAGGTCTTGACGTCATGCATGTCATCATTGCTAGTGACTCAAGATCACAGCGAGTTGTATTGGAGGGACCCTAATGCGGTTTAGAGCAGGAGGCCCCTCTGGTGGCATCTCCGTAGGTGTGAGGTTGGATAAGTTGTTGACGCCCGCTGATTTTCCCCTGTATCACACAGGTGGGGCGATAGCGTACAACGACGACCCGATTTTACAAATGCTGAGATCGTCATTCTTTGTCGTCGATAATGTCTCTCAAAGACACTTCTTCGGGTCCTTAAACGATCCAGACGATGGCGAAGAGTACACAAACGAAGGCATACCGCCGTTTCAGAAGGCCTATGATGGGCTAACTGACCAGAGGAAATATTCTTCACCTCTCGCGACGGTCATGTCATCAGGTTTTGGGAATTACCAGCCTCTTCCTGCAGTTATGCTAGGAGAGAATCAGGTATTCCACACTTCCTTACTTGGGACAGCATGCCCAAGGATGGAGCCCTTATACACATGGGGCCCAGCGTCACGGATTTCCGTGTACAATGGGTTTCCTCTCAAGGTCCCGGAAGGGGAGACATTCGTCTCGAACGGCCAGTATTACCAAATACCGCGCTTTAGAACGAATACGTCTGCCGCACCGCCCTATGGGTATCAAGGTACGTATCCAGAATTATACCGTTGGTCGAACTACAGTCAGGGTCAAATACCCTATATGACGCAGCCCTTTAATGCCTTCACGGAGACTCTCCGAGGTATAGAAGAGTGGCCGTCAGCTGGACAATGGCTCGGTAACTGGAATACGGTGGCTAAGGTGGCTGTTCACCGAATTTATTCGGCATATCCGCCTGCGTCAAATGGTGGGACCGGTGTATGTGAGGTGAAAACCGCACATAACCGGATATCGTGGAAAGCGTTTCATAGCTATTCCACGATGTGCGTGCGCGAGCATGAACTCATCTTCAAGGTGGTCCCAAGCGCAAGGCCCCTTGGTTCTGCAGTTAGCTATGGTCGAGATATCTTCGAGATCGAAGTTACCTGGAAATCGGAAATGACGTGGTATAAGCGCCCGGCTATTCGTCCTGCCCCTGGCAACCCGTATTATGATTGGGTTGAGGACCAGTCTTTAGGCTTGACGGCTCATACTAAGACCACGTATGAGAAAACTTTCCGGATCGAGGCGACCTGTTTCTTGTTTTCTAAGATACGGCCGCACTCAGAGATTTTGCCCGCGATCCTTCGCGACAAGAGCCTTTTAGTGGCTTACGATGATTTATATCAGAGTAATCTCGGTTTCTTTAGACCTTCAGCAATGATGGCTTACGCTGATGCAATTGCTAAGCATCGCGCGACCTCGACAAATTACGTCGAAACTATTGCGGAGATTAAAGAACTGCTTCACCTAGCCCCGGATCTAAAACCATTGATCCGTACGATGATGAATTTCTTGTTGACACGGGACTCACCGGGCAGTCTTTACGGCTACGGCGGTAAATACGGCGGACTTTCGTCTAAGTTCAATAAGAAGGCTCTTCGTCACGGACTTGCGTCGGGACTTTTGAACCTGGGGGATTTACTCTCCTCAGTGTATCTCGTTAAGCTCTTTGGCTGGAGACCTGCGGCGCAAAACGCGCAGGAGTTAACCTCCAAGCTCCATAAGTTGGCTACCGCGATACGGGCCTTGCAGTCACCACAGACCTTCCGTGGAAAATTCACGACCGAGGTTCCTTTTGGGGATACCACTGTGCGTTTGACTACTAGATGCAAGTTAAGGGTACGAGGCGTCAGTAATGAAGTCCTTGTGCTTCTTTTACAGTTGGACTCTGTCGGACTCGCTCCTCGCATGCAAAATGTTTGGGCGATTGTTCAATGGTCGTGGCTCATAGACATCTTCACGCAAATGAACGTGAGATATGATGTTTTAGATGCCATCATTGTCGGACATTTAGTCGGGATAGACAAAGTTGTCTATTCCTATACGATGATCCAAGATATACCTGATGAGGTATTGTCTAGGTACCAAATCGAACCAGCAGACGAGTCATCCCTGGAAATTAAAGCCTATGCTCGAGAAGTTTCTTATCTCGTTCCGGCTATTTTCGGCGGTTACGACTATGCTGCTAACCCACGGCCCCTAGATAAGGGACTCGCTGTGGCACTCCTCTGGCTGTTGGGTCGGAGATTGTAACGTCCAACTAACGTACCGAAAGGGTATACCACAATGTCGTTAGACAAAACTCTCGGGAAAGTCCCGACTGTGGCGGCAGATACTAATCTGGATCTGTTTCGCCTCGACATGAGCAAGATGATGTTTACATCCACTTCGTTCGATCCAAAAAAGAAAGAACTGAAGTCGGACTACGTCCTTGCTGATGGGGATATGTCGATCCCGCTCTACGCCAACGCGAAATACTCCGTTGACGCAAGCGGTTCGGATCGTCAGATCCATCCGGGCTGGGCAGTTTATCCCCAGCAGCTCACGACGGATTCCGTCACGGGCGAGATCAAGACACGTAAGCGCACTGGGGTTGAGATTGTGAGCCATCTTCCGATGGATCTTTCCGTCTCAGTCTTACAGTGGCGTCAAATGCTTTGTTCCGCATTTGCGATGTCATATATCGGATCGGGCGGCGTGCTCACAGAGCGCGTGCTCACAGAGCTCATGGCTGGACGTACCCACGATTTGTGGCGTCCATAGATTATGGCTGCGATATCCACTACAGCGCCGAGTAAAAGAGAGCAGCGTCTTAGTACGTTTGACTTCTCTGTCTTCCACGATGATAAAGGTAATGGACAGAACTTATCCATCCTGATGCATACGTGGTTAGCGTTGATTCTGGATTCGCCTTACGATCACATGAAACCTTTTGGCGCCGTTAGGCGCCAGTATCAAAGGTTTCATGCTGATTTTATCGGAGAAGTCGCACGACTGGATGGACTGGCTCATAAGCTAGTGTCGTCTGTCGTCCGTGATGACTTCGGTGATCACAAGGTGGCTCTTCACCGCGATTTTATCAAGACTCCGATTTTTCGTGAGTATTGTTTGTGGTATAAGAGCAGCGATGGAAAGTTACTCGACTGGATGTGGACCTTCCTTACTTTTGGGAAGAAAGCACCCTACGCCGATCCAACTTTTGCTGACCGCGCGTTAGAAACGTGGAAGGCGACTGAGGAGAGACTTTCGAAGCTTGTTATTCCAGTACACGTCTTGAACGATCTCAAAAAGATTGTTCGTGCCTCCGGCCTGTCCATAAGAGCTGATGATATGCTCTTCAAACATGGCCCTGGTAAGACGAGTATCAAGGAGGTGTGGACAATACCGCAGAAATGCGAGAATATCCGCTTCTCTGAGAGTCTGAACCGTACCCTTGATTTTTATATGCGGGGCCGCGGGAGCAACCACGTCGACCAGTTCTGGCTTCCAGACTGGGAGGAGTGGCAAAAAGGCGAGCGTGATTTCGATCTGCGCACACCTAACACAGCGGTACAAGTTTACGTGCCGCAGGACTATAGGAAGGTTCGAGGTATTGGCAAAGAACCGCCAAGCTATCAATTCTTCCAACAGGGTGTTATGAGTGCAATGACGAAGGGCATCGAGCATTCGAGATTCAGTTCCCTGGTCAATGTTACAGACCAGAGTAAGAATCGAGCACAGGCTGTTCTTGCGTCTGAGGATGGCTATTACTCGACCTTAGATCTCAGTCGAGCGTCCGATACTGTGAAAAAGGAGATCGTCGAAGCAATCTTCGACGGCGATTTACTTGCGTGTCTTCTTGACACGCGATCAGATCGCGTATTGCTCCCGGATGGTACCGTGGTTAAAACACAAAAATTCGCTCCGATGGGGAGTGCTACTTGTTTCCCTGTCGAGTGCGTCGTGTTCGCCGCTGTACTTGTTCTCGCAGATTATCTTCACGCCAATGGCATTAGCGTAGATGCTTACCTGGCAAACATTTGGTCAGAGGGTAATCGTCCAACCGTAAATATGCGGCCCGCAAGGCCAACTACAACGGATAATTGGGCTCCTTTCGACCTGCCGGATGGCAGCTGCGTGTATGGCGATGATATCATCTGTGCGGATCATCAAACCCGTACGGTGGTATTGCTCTTAACCGTTCTTGGCTTCGAGGTGAACGAGGAAAAATCGTTTTTCGGGGCTAGGTGTTTCCGAGAGTCATGCGGAGACTTCGCAATGTTCGGCAAGCGCTTAAAGCACGTGCAGTTCAAGGTGAAAGGTTTACTAGAGTGGTCGGTTAAAAGGATACCAGCAATGATATCCCTGTGCAATGCACTGTACTCGGCCGGTTACGTTTGCGCAAGGAATGCCCTTAAAGGGTACCTTCCCCCACGCACGTACCTCTACGTGGAAAATACACCCTGGTCTGGACGGTCGCCTACGCACTTGTTAGGCTGGGAAACTAACGATCACTTCAACATCACTTCAGGGAAACGCAAGAACAAGAAATATGTTCCTGAGAGTGGTCAGACGTGGTACAAGGTAACCCAAGTCGTGACGCCTGTTACGTCTGTCGAGTGCTGGCAGGCCGAAGGGTATCTTTACGCGAGTCGGTTACGCACACCTGCATCGGAAGATGCAACCTTTCTTTACATCGAAGGGCAGGGTGGTAAGCCAGCTGGTGAGGAGACCGGTGACCCGGTTCTACGCGAGGTTTGGACGCTCGCGTAGATGGTTGATGGAGTAGGGGTAACACCCACGACGGATTAAACCG